GTCTGCGATCTCCTGTGCGTTCCGGCTATATGCTATGTCTAGGTCTTTCAGCTCCGTAATCGCCCCGTAGAAGACGGGCAAGCCTAGGGGGCTGTTAAGTTCTACACTGTTCGCTTCGGGCATCCTTAAAACGGCAAATAACGGCGTTTTAAGCCCCTCTATGGCAACGTCCGGGTTAATGTCTGACCACGGTGTCTGCCCTATGGCTATCGCCTTTCCGGGATGATCCTTGGCGGTACTTACATAGCACCTATTTGTTACCCGGTAGATTTCCCCTTCGAAGCGGTGATGCTCCAGCCGGGTGTAAAACTTCCCGTCCTCTGCGGCGTGGTCGATAAACACCGCCCCGGTGATATGCTCGTTCGTGTTTTCGGTCACGATGAAGTCTTCCGGCGTGTACATCGCCACGGTTTCGCCTGCTGGTTTCAGGATAACAGTGCCATAGGCGCATCCATACTCCAGCCAGTGCCGCAGCTGAAAATAGGTGGTGTCGTCTATCACCTTCTGTAGCCACTCAGCCCGGGGTGATCCGTCTATCTGTATGCCGATTGCCAGTGTCGCAAGCCGGGCAATCTCGGAACAGATCAGCTTTGCGAAGTTAATTGTCTTGATCCCGTCTTCCTTGTCCGTCCAGTCTGGTTCACCTGCATAAGCTCTTGCACAGTAGGCAATCAGGCTGTCCATGGTCGTGGCAGTACTCTGCTTCACTTCGAATTCTTTTTCTGCTGTCTGCTTGAACAGGCTCATAATCCATCTCCCTACTGCGCCAATTATGCTCATGCGCTTTCCCCTCGCTTCATGCTCAGCACCGATGTGGCATATCTCACCGCATCGATGTAGTGGTTGTCATGATCGGGGTAGCCGTCTATGATCTCCCCGGTTTTCTGGTCTATATCGTGTTCGTACGTACTGAATTCCCGGTACGCATTCGGCGTTCTTTCCGGGTCTATGACGATCTTTCTGCATTGCAACCATTCATGCGTCCTTCGTACACTGCCCGGTGTTACGATTGCAGGACGTGCTATCAGCCCGGCATCACGGTAGTCGTTGATATGTTCCGGCTCATCTACACCGCATCGGATTTCGAAATCATCATATCCTGCCGCCTTGATACGCTCTGCCATGTCCTTCGTTCGGATGCACGTGCCGCCCATCTCGTCAATCAGCATCACCGTTTCCGTGTTGTGGTTGTAGGAAAGCCTAACGAATGCTTTTGGGTCAGGATGCCATCCCCAGTCCTGCCCCTGATAGATGCGTTCCTGCAGTGCTATTTCCTCGTCAGTGATCTTCCGTATTTCGAGAAATGGAAAAATCTCTGCGCCTGTTCCAACGGCTTCTCCTGCGTACTCATGAGCGTATGCTGTCGGGTTTGTTTCTCTCAGATGTTCCGCTTCAGCGATGAACGCTTCACCAAGCCATTCCCGTTCTGCCCCCAGATCTGTATATGCTGACTTATGAACCAGCTTTGCACTGTCGGGTTCTCCTGCATACTGATTTGCCCAGTTGGTACGGCTCAGCGGTGGATTGAATGTCTTAAAAATCCATGCATCATCACCGCCACGGATAACAGACTGCTCTATCTTACGGATGGCTTCTTCACCGCCGAACTGATCCAGCTCCTCGAACCACAGAATGCCGATGTAGCCAAATTCCGGCGTGATTGACTTCAGCTTTGCCGGATCATCTGCCCCTCGGAAGTAAATCTTCTGTCCGGTAGCAATCAGGGTTATTTCCATCGGTGACTTCGTGACTTTGAATTCTTCCTGTAGCCCGTTCTTCTCGATTGCCCACTTGATCTTGCTGAAAACGGAGTCCTTCAGAGTATTCCCGACCTGACGCATACACATAGCGTGTACATTTGGATTGTTTTTCAGAAGTTCCGGGATAATCTGCGCCACGGTGGAAGATTTCATGGAACCTCTGCCGCCGTGCAGAACATACTGCCTATGTCCGTGCATACGAACATCCCGGAGTAACCTGTGAAAGTTATCAGGGATGTTTTCAAGGTCAGTATGGAATTTTAACCGCCGTTTCTCTTCTGCTTCCTGTTTTGCCCTTACGGCTTCCGCCTGTTCAGACAGTGCCAGATAAGCGCTTGTATTGCCCTTTATTGCCGCCTGTATCTGCCCTGCGACCATTGCCGCCGCCACTGTTGCATCATCTTCAGGCATATCAGGTACAAGCTTCTTCAGCGCCTTTTTATGCCCTTCGGTTAATGCGCTCTCAAGCATTGTAGCCGCTAGTTGTTGTATCGCTTTCTTGCGCCTTCTGGCTTCTCCAGACTTGCGCCCGTTTTCGACAGCTCCTCGCCCGTTGCCCTCGCCTGCGTGGAAAGCTGTTGCAAGGTTTCCACGTTTTAAGTTTTGTTCATTCATTCTTCCTCTGTCTGGTACTCATCCAAGTCAGGTATTTCTATTTCGTCTAGTCGTTCTGCGGCTTTTCTTGGATTTCCCTTTATGAAGTTCAGGATATACTGATGCGTTTTTCCGACCTTCCGTGAAGCATTGAACTGTTTCCCTGATCTGATCGGAAGCGAACCGCATGGTGTAACAAAAATCATATCGTTGTAGTAGTGCAGTCCTGCTTCCTGCATTGCCCTGATTGTTATTCCGCATAAATCACGAAGATATCCGTTTTTGTCCCGGTAGTTGCCAACAACGATTGTTGCAAATCTGTCTTCTTTCAACATTGATGCTGTTTTGCGGAGTATCTCGCTATATGCTTCATCAAAATCGTTGTCGTCCATGCATGATAGGTCTTCCGGTTTATCGCTGTACACTTCAAGGTTTCCGTACGGTGGGCAAGTGAACAGAAAATCATATTCGCCATGTGCAATTTCCGTTATGTTTATGCTATCGCCGCATATCCATGTCGGTTTTTCCACGGTGCATATGTCTGCCAGTTGTACATTGGCATCTATTTGTTCTCGCCTTAAATCAACACCTGTATAATGCCTTCCAAGTTCCGTTGCTATTATTCCCCGGACGCATCCGCCGCAAAAGGGGTCTATGATGCTATCGCCTTTATTTGTAAACCACAAATATTGTATTTCACAAAGAACAGGGTCGAATATTGATGTTCCTGTATCACTCAATCTTCCACCCCCCCCCTGTTGTCTCAAGGTAGTGTTCTTCAAATTCCGTGTTCGTCAGTTTATGCCCTATCCGCTTCTCTGCGGCTTTTTTCTTGCGCATGTAATCCGGTTCGATTGCCGCCATGCTCTTAAATAGTGTTCCCACGGTATGTTCCTCGTCTTATCTGTTCTCTTTTTTCAATCAATCCGTCTGCGTATGCTTTTCTTTGCATCTGCCCCTGTATGAAGTTTGCCTGTGGATTGCTCCTTGAATTGAAAGCAAGTCGCCCCCCCGACCGATCTCTGAACGTATTCCAAAAACAATCCAGTTATGTTTTCGCTTCTGCCAGTCTGGTTTATTGCCGTATATCACAGAAAACGGCGGAACTATATACCTTTCCACCATGCTTATGTGCTGTTCGCTTTCTTCACGTTCCTCTTCTTCTGCAGGATTTTCAAAGCCGAAATCAGACATATCAATGTCAAAGATGCTGTCAAGTTCTACATCAAGAAGTTCAAAGTCCCATTCGCTTTCGTTTGTCCGATTGTCCGCAAGCCGCAAAGCCTTAATCTGCTCTCCTGTCAGCCCTGACGCATACACCACAGGAACAGTTTCCATGTTCAGCTTTTTGGCGGCTTCCAATCTCCCATGCCCGATCACTACAACGTTGTTATCATCTACAACAATTGGCTGTTGCCATCCGAACTCCCTTATGCTGTTTGCTATATGCTCCACCTGCTCCGGTGGGTGTTTCTTTGCATTCCGGGAATACGGCTTTAAGTCCGCAACCGGGATCATCTGAACATTCAATAATAAGCACCGCCTTTCGTGCCGCCTTGAAACAAGGCGCAGGAAACAGCCAAGGCACGCCGCTTGTCGGGGAAAAGAGGTATAAGAAAGCCCCTATCCTGCGCCATTTGTTGCACGCAAAAAGACAGCCGCCCGTGTAGGTAGCTGTCTTCTTGCACCAATCAAAGAAAGGAGGAAACGTGATGAATTGTCTCACTTGTCACCGCATACATCATATCATGGTGTAATACTGTCATTCAATGCCATAATATTCCTTCAGGGCTTCTCCGTGTATCCGGTACACGTGCCGGATGTAGAAATTCATATCCACAGCTATCTGCTCCCACGTCTGCCCCAGAACATATCGCTTGTACAGAACTTCCTTCTGCCGCTCGTTCGGTAAGCGTTCTATTTTTCCGGCTATCTCGGTTATGCTGTGCTGTAGTCCTTCCACGCCATCCAGATAGCTCTTTTCCAGATCGTCCAGATCTGCCATTAACGCCGCCATCTTATCGCCGTTCATACTCGTCTGTACCTTATCCGGGTTCATGCTCCCTGATGGGCTGGAAAGAGATGTCATTGCCTCCCGGAGTTCGCCTATGCGGTTGCGCATTCTTTTCAGTTTGTTCCGCATCCGCCCTATGCTCTGAAGCTCTTCTTTCGCCGTCATCCTTTCCCTCCATCAGTGAAACGGGAAATCAGGCGCATTTCTGCGTATCTCAGCCAACCTGTTTTCCATTCGTTTCATCTTGTTTCGCTTTATATTCTCCAGCAGTGCCGTGCTTGCCCATCGGCATTCCTGCACACCCTCCATGCACAGCGATACATCAGCCATCTCTTCCATGATGTCGCTCTTGCACTGGACTTCACTCACCGGCGTTGGGTTTTCTTTCCGGTACTTCCGTGCCAGCTTCAGGGCGGCATGTGCAAGCTCCACACACTCCTCTGCTAGCAGCTCAAGCGTGGCAGTTTCACCGATTTCATCAATCATCCTCATTCAGCACCTCTCTATACTTTTCTCTCCAGACTTTTGTCTTTTTTACGCTGTCAACTAGTTTAAGTGCCGCCCTTTCTAATATCTCGTCCTTGTATTCCGCTATAAATTTCGCAATCATTGCGTCCAGTCTGCTATGTATGTATGTGTAATCCCTTTCGATTACCCCTATGCCTTTCTTCGTCAATGGTGCAGTCGCATCAAGAACAGCTTTTCTTATGATGTCGTCCATATCCCACGCCACTTTTTCTTCAGCGATCTTTCTGATCTTATCATCATCAAAGTCAAAGGCGATATTTATCACATGTTGCATACTGCTCTTTCTCCTTTCATTTTGTTTCTCCAGTTTCTTTGATTCTATTCATTAATTCGTAAAGATCATTTATCAAAGTTGGTATTTCATCTAATGCTTCCTCTCGCCTTGACGCATATATAACAGGGTTAAATCTTTCTTTGCTCATCATTACTGAATTACCGTTATATCCGATGCATTTCGTTTTTATGCTGACTTTCCATTAGCCTTGATAATAGCTGATTAAGCATCTACCGTCATCTGAACAGACATCCAACATTGATAATTCTTTGATTTGTTTATTTATTTCTGATATTTGCCTTTTAAGTTCCTCTATTGTTCTGTCCCTGTCTTCACATGTTGGCATTAATTCGATCATCCGTTCCCTCCATCTTCTCCCCACAGTTCGGGTAATAGTTGTCTCGAAGTCTTTTAATCTCAGGGTTCATGAGTAAACCTCCTTCAATCATTCTCGTTTTTCAGTCCCTCATCACTCACGGTCATTGTTTTCTTGTATGACACATATTCAAAGCCGATAATAATATTCCATTCACTCATATTATGGTTATCAATAAACCATTTCCTCTTATCTTCCTCTTCGGATATCTTGAATATTACTGTGGTGACCACTTGGGTAATCATTCCTTCACCTCCTGATAGGGTTCCGGTAACGGCATCCATGCGATAGGGTCATCATACCCGTTCAGGACATCCATGTCGGTAAAGTATCCGTTGCCGCTGTTTGCATACCACGTTCTGCCGCCATCGCATAACACATCTTCCCAGAAGCCGACCACCATGTTTTGCGGCATCAACAAAAGTACATCCTGTTTTTCTTCCGGCAACCTCTCACTGCACGGAATCCACCGCGGTTCTGACTGTGCGGATGGTAACAACAACACCGCATCAATAGCGTCAATAATTCCCCCTAATCGTGAGTCTTGCTGATTGTGATCCTCTACATACTCAAACAACTCGATTACGCTCACAAAATCAGCCAAATCCAAAATCGCATCAATTGCCGCCTGTCTGCTAATCGTATCATCCGCTGTTTTTTGAACTATGCCATCTGTTAGTTCAATATTCGGTGAATTTTTAGACGTATCATTCATCCCATTCCCATCCTTCCCAGTCAATAGCCTGACCGCACGTGTCGCAGTAGGTGACCTTTTTGCCGTTTTCACTCAGAAACTCGACCACTCCAAGATATATGTCGCACTTCGGGCATACCGGTTGTTTCGTGGGTATTCCCCATGCCCTGTCTATTGTGACGTTCGGTTTTATCGGGATCTGCTTCTTCATGGCATTCACCGCTATCTCCATTGCCCACGGATCAACGTCTGTTGCAGTCTGGATGTGGCGGATGGCGTTTTCGATGCGTTCCTTAGTTGTCATTGCCAATCTCCTCCTGCCATCGCTCCGGCAATCACTATTGCCATTGCTAAAAACACTGTATCATCAGATATTTCTAATCCGGCTTTCGCCATGATAAATGCAAATATATATGCCCATACTACCCCAGCGGCTATGCCGCTAAATATTCTCGTCATTTTCCTCCCTTGTCCTGCAGCTTCAGCAGTTGTATTCCTTTGCGGATGCAGTCAGGGCAATACGAATACATCGTATAGCTGATTTCGTCCATCGTATCCCACGAATAGCTATATGTCTGTTTGCATCTCAGGCATTGCAGTCCGCAGGTCTTACGCCCCTCTGCTTTTTCCAACTCAAGCGGTATCATGGTTTTGAAATGATTTTCGCTAACTGCTATTTCTGGCAGCTCATAAAACCGGTAGAACGCGGACAGGTGAAACGGATCGTCAACATCTGGATCGTTGCCGTATCCCTTTATGACCTCTGACAGTTCGATAACGAATTTATCATGTATTTTTGCCATCGCTTTCCTCCCTTTCATACTGGTCGTGATAGCTTCTCGCGCATACTCTGCACAAGCCGCGGTATTTGCTCCGGCAGTCCTCGCAGTTGTGATACATGTCCGGCAGGTTGTAAATCGCATCATTAATTCGTTCACAAAATTCCTTCAGCGTGTACACTTGATCATACTCGCAAGCCTTCTTGTCTCTAGTGCAGTCTTCGCAATCCTCTGGAAACGTTAAGAACTCGCGGAGCGCGTCTGTGTCAATTGTTTTGCGCATCAGTTCGCCCTCCTGTTCCATGCTTCAACTGCCTTTCTCTTTGTGTCCGCAGTATCTCCTTCCAACTCGTTTTCTTCGAGCGTAACTGTCTGCTTACAACCATTGCAAAATATCCCCAACGTAGTGTATCCGAGCTGTCCGATTTCAACCCAATACAATGCTGTGTCAGGCATACCGCAGAACGGACATGGCTTCAGCTTATTCATTAATCTTCCTTTCCGCATATCCGCAGTAATGGTCGTTATACGTTCCGATATAATTCACTTCGGATGTTTCGCCATTAAGACTTTCCCACATTTCACTGCTTTGGCATTCACCACATATGGACTGATCGCCATATATCCTCTTCCAATTTTTGCAGTCCTCACATCTGATCACTTCAACGATTTTCCCCATCGCTTCTCTCTTCCTCCGCTTTATCGCCAATAATGAACTGTTTTATAAACCGCCGTGCATACTGTGGATGTATCATAGTGCTCCATCTGCTTTGCTCCCTTCCTTCGTAAACGCCACACGGAATGACCGTGGGTTTGTGCGCTGATCGTCAATCGCTATCATGATCTCTTCCGGGTCAAAAAGCCCTTTACAGTCCACGTGGTGAAACCATCGTGAATGGAAGAAGGTCTTTGCGTGTTCCCGGTACATTTCTTTTCTCTCGGTGCTGCGACCCCTATTACATGCGGCATAGTCCTGACACGCCCGGGCGATGATCGCTATTGAGAGATTAAGGTATGGTCTAAACTCCCTGTACAGGTTCTCCTGCGTATTATCACGGTCAACAGGCTTATATAACTTTTCTACCATCTTTTCCCCTTTCCGGGGCGGTCATCAGCCGCCCCTCTGTGACGTTAGAAGCTGTCGTTCAAGTTCGTCCCAGTCGTACTGTCTTGACGACATTCCATTCACGCCCTTGATCGGTGTTACCTTACTTGTTCGGTCGTTGTAGTTCCCTTCCAGAACCTTCTGGAAGTTTGTGGGCTTGATAAGCCAGTCGAAAGTTATCTGCCATCCACGGTCGTTCTGTCCCTGAAGGAACTTCGATGCCCGGATGTTTTCTATGGCTGTTCTAAAGTCATCCACGCTGTACTGCTTCAGCCTTGAATTAAGCTGCTGTCTGCGCTTACTCCCTTCCGCTACTGACCGAATTGCTGTTATACCGACATCTTCCAGACCGTTCCAAAGACTGACTATAGTATCTATATCTATATTTGTATTTGTATTTGTCTTTGTCTTAGCCATTTTTGCTATCGTTTGCGATTCTTCATCATGGCAAAAATGGCAATTGCTATCATCTTCCCATCTGGCTTGACTGCCTTTCTTTCCGGCTTCTGATCTCTTCCGGCATACATCTTCGTAATGCGCCATAGAAGCGTCTATTTGCCGTTTTATGGCTTTGTAGGCGATCCGTGCGGATAAATCCTCAATCGCAGCTTCATCGCCGGATTTCAGCCGAAATAACGCTTTCAGGACGATGCCGGCTTGCTCATCTGATAACTCGTTGATGATTTCCTCATTTTCAAAAAAGACGGGAAAGAATTTCCGCTCAGCCATTTCCATCACCAGCCAATCTAAAAAGGTCATAGTGCCGCTGTTTTCCATCATCGCCCTTATACTGTATCCTTTCACTTTCGATCTTTACGCCGTCCTGTCTCAGGTCGTATATACGCGCCGAAAGACGGGTAATTCCCATTGTGAACGCTTCGAACGTGCTTATACTGCCACGCTGTTCCATCCTTGCCAAAACCGCCTGTTTCTGCGTCATTTTGTTTCCTCCACGGTGACTTCCACCCTTGGGAATGTTGGGTCAACCCTGAAGTCGTCCCTGTATCCCCTTATCTGCCGCCAGCCGTCATTCTCCAGCACTCCTGCCTGCACCAGTGCATCCTGAAAGACTTTGTGAAAGTAGCCGGATATATTGTCCAGATCTCTGCGCTTGTTGCGTTCATAAAAGACATAATGCAACCGCACAGGCCTTTTCAGCCGGATCTCCGGCAGATATTCCATGATGCGCCGCTGGTCAGCCTGCTTCATGGAATTTCCCTTATTCCATCTGCCGGAGTATGTCCTGTTAGCCTCGATGAAGTCGTTCATGCCGGGAAAGATGTGCGGTATGATGATCTGTACCCTTCGCATGTGAACCTCCTTAGTTGAACGGCAGCTCCTCATCAATCCCTTCAGGAACGCTGACGAAATCCGGCTGTGCCGTGGGCTGTATCTCCGGCTGTACATCTGCTTTCTTTTCACAGAATTCCTGATCCTCCACCACGATGTCTGTCGTATATACCGTCCTGCCATCCTTGTCCTTGTATGATCCGGTCTGAATGCGTCCCATGATCAGGATCTTCGTGCCTTTGTGCAGATACTTTTCGGCAAACTCCGCTTTCTTTTCCCATGCCACGCACCGGATGAAGTCTGCCGTGGTTTTTCCTCCATCTCTCGCCACCTTTCTGTCTACAGCCAGCGTGTAGGATGCTACGGCTTTCTGCTCAGTCGTGTATCTCACTTCCGGCTCTGCCGTGAGTCTTCCCATCAGTACAACCTTGTTCATCTTGTTCCCTCCCATTCTGCTATGATCCTGTCCAGCTTCTTGCTGATCTCCATATAGTGCTCATTCACAGCCTGTAACGCGCCGTTGATCTTAGCTCCAAGCACTTTCAGGTCTGTATCTTCTGTGTGTTCTTCCAGCTGTACATCGGAGTATGTTTCCGGCGTTATTCGGAATTCAAATTCAAGTGCCTTTGCAGCCACTAGCGATATGCGGTTTGTCGCTATACAACTTGACAGATATGACCCACAGTATCCGATTGCTTCTGATGCTTCAGACTGCGTCAAACCTCTCTTCCGCAGTTCTTCTGCCAGTTTCTTACCGCATGGTAAAGTTTTCGTGCTCATAAAATCCCCTTTCGTTATAGATAACTCTTTCCGCATTCCCTTATGAAATCCTCACGTGTTCCGTAGTATGTTTCATAATGCCTTTGCGCCTTTTGCATCCAGTACAGATCCATGCCCCGGTTGAAGTGTATTCCCTGTTTCCCGGTGTGATGCGCCTGACATAAGGGAATGACATATCCGTACCTTTCCGAGAAGCTCCGGCGGCTTGTGCCGTGGAAAATGTGGTGATGCTGTACATACGGTGATCCGCATACCAGACAGCATTCGCCGATCTGGTCAGGCTTCATGCGCCAGCTGTTAAACGGCTCTGTGATCTTCACTTCCATGATGCCTTCATCCTTTCTATCTCTTGCGGTGGGAGTGTCTCTATGCCCATCTGCCGTGCCTCCTGCACCGTTCCATCGATGAGCCTTGACATCTCTGCCGTGTCATATGTGTGCGATCCCCGCATAAAAGCAAACCGCACATATTCCTCTCCGTCCTTAATCTCCCGGGATATGGGTTTTACGTGCATATCCTCTCGGTTCAAAATTTCCTGTTCGTACTGCGCTTTCAGCAGGAACGTGGGGATCTGGCCGTCAATATACTGGAAAGCTCCATATTCCCGAATCAGCTGGTTCTTGACCTCCGTCAAGGTTACCTGTAGAATGGTGGCTATGCGGTTCACCAGAACATGGAAATATGCATTAGCGTTAAGGCTTCTTCTTTCCGTCCATCTCGCCAGTTTGACGGAAAGTTTTGGCTGTTCGCATATCTTCTGAAGTTCTTCTGAACCGCAGCTATCAATCTCTAACACTAAGACCACATTCCCGCTTTTCCAGTCCCGGTTGACATCCTTAACTCGCCCTGTCGTTTCCATAGGCTTTCACCACTTCCTCCCATCTCTGATTGATGGAGCTGTACTGCCGTTCCGTGATGTCTTCAGCCACTTTGACCTTGCACCACGCAAACAGTTTTACGATGTTCACGCCGTCCTTCTCGCATCTGGCAAGCAGTGCGGCGGCTTTCGTCTTGGTGATCTTCTTATCGCCAACAGCTTCTGTCTGCGCCCTTCCTTCCGTCTCCTGCCTGTATTCGTCCGTGTCAGCATCCTTGGTATCATCGATCAGAAACATGCCATTTAATGCGTATTTTCTGGCATAACTGCTTGCCATTCCTGTAATCTGGGAGTCGTCCATACCTTTCTTCGTCTCGGCTTCTCTCGCCATTGCTGATGTTGTGTACTCACCATCCGGTGTTCTCAGGGTAACTGTAGCCTGTACATATACCCTTGTTCCCACCGTGATGATCTGGTCGGAAATTGTCATTACGGCATCATGCTCTGCAAGTATCGGCTTCAGTCCTTCCAGTATGTCTTCACAACTCCTGTAGTTGTAGTTGCCAAAGCTGTTTCGGCGGTTCTTCGGTGCTTTCAGCTTTCTCTGGATTTCCATCAGTGCGTTCATCTTCATGCCTCCTCTATCCAATCTCGTTCATTCTCCAAACAGTCATCGCATATCCACATACCTTTGAAGTGGAATGCGTTGTCCTGCTGTATATAGTCTCCGCAGCATTCACATATCGGAAGGGTTCTCAGCCACCGCTCCTGTTTGCGTTCGTGTGCTTCGTAGAGTGCAAGATTATCTATCATGCTGTTACCTCCACAAGCTGTTCAAGTCGTTCAACCCCTTCCGTTAGTGAGCTATAGATTTCATAACCCGTCAGGTATCGGAGTTTTTCGTCTGCGTACTTTCTAACAACTTCTTCACCCTCAAAAATCGTGAGTTCTCTGAAGAGTCCGTTGAATTCAAATACCCCAAAGGGATAAAGCCCCGGTTTGTTTTCCCTAAGTTTCGAAAGCAGCTCCATGATCTTCACTGTAATTGCGTCCATTCGTCTCTCCTCCTTTTCCCTGTCTCGATGATGTGCAGTCTTCTCTGGCGTTTCATCATCGCTTTTTTTCTTCTTTCGCGATCAAAGTCCCTGATCGCCAACAGAAGACCTATCATGTACATCCATCCCATTACTGCACTTGTCCCTGTGATAACAAGTGTCGTGAGCTTATCCTCTTGCGGCAGTAAGATGTATACAAGCACTGCCGCAACTACTCCTGCGATCTCACCGGCTCTCTTGATTTCCCTGTTTCTCATAGCTCCCCTTCCTCCAGCGTCCTTCCGATCATCTTTTCCAGCTTTGCCCGGAAAACAATGTGCCGTGCTTTCCTTCCGGTTCTCGATCTCGTCACCGTTCCCAGATCCCAGTTTCCAATGTCCATCTGATAAGTGAGAAATCTTCTGGAACATCCGATGATCTTTGCCGCCTGCTCTGTCTTAATGCTTTCCATTTTGGTGTATCTCCGGGCATAAATCGATCTCCCAAGGGTTCACGCCGAACACCTTTGCGATCTTCAGCAGATCCTTTATTTTGGTGTTCATAAGCGTCTTTTCCCATTTCTTATAGGTCACCTCCGAAACACCAAGAACTTCTGCCGTATACCGCTGTGTCCATTCCCGGTCGCGTCTCAGTTTCCGTATTCTGTACACCTTTTCACCTCCCTGTGTTTTCTTTATGTCTTCGTGTTACATTTTCAAGTATAAACTTTTCTTTTTGGAAAGTAAAGCACTTTTTTGTTCATTTTGTAATGTTTTTCTTTCTGGGATATTTTTATTTCTTTTTGGGCTTGTTGTGTGATAGGATAAAAGGGGGTGATCTTATGTCGATACTATCCGACAATATCCGATGGCTGAGGAAACGCGCTGGCATGTCGCAGTCGGAACTGGCAGAGAAAACAGGAAAGAAATCATTCACAGCTATACAGCACTGGGAGTCCGGCAGAACAGAACCGTCACAGGACGCTCTGAAGCTGCTGTCTGAAGTCTTTTCTGTTCCGGTGGGGGATCTGATAAGCACGGATCTTCAGGGAACAGCCGGAATGCAGAAATCTCAGTCCGTGCGAATTCCTGTGCTTGGGCGTATCTCAGCCGGAATTCCTTCCGAAGCTATAGATGAAATTATTGATTATGAGGATATTCCTTTTGAATTGGCAAAATCAGGGGATTTCTTCGGGTTACGGATAAGCGGTGATTCCATGTCGCCGCCCATTCCAGACGGCAGTACAGTTATTTTCCGGCATCAGTCCACGGCTGAATCAGGGGATATAGTAGCCGCCATGATAGACGGCACAGAAGGGGTCTGTAAGCAGTTTAAGAGGTATGACATAGGCGTGGCTTTAGTGGCGTTCAATCCAAGCTATAAGCCGCTTTTTTTCGCGTCTCAGGAGTGCGAACGCATCCAGATAGTCGGAAAAGCTGTTGAACTCCGGCGTAAATTATAAATGCCCCGGTTTTACCCGGGGCGAAAGGGGATTTCAGCAAAGAAGTCATTCCTGCTTGTCTTTATTATAAGCAATCGAAGGGGATCTGAAAAGCATGAATAAGCATCCACGTCTTCCTGCTGGCTTCGGCTCTATCCGGCTCATCAGCGGCAATCGGAGAAAGCCGTATGCCGTGCATCCACCGTCAACGGAACGTGATCCAAAGACGGGTCTTTATGTGCGCCCTCCTGCGCTCTGCTATGTTTCATCGTGGTATGTTGGAATGTCTGTCCTTTCAGCATATCACGCCGGAAACTACAAGCCGGGGGATGAGCTTATCATGGAACGTGAGTTTTCAGCCGTGCTGTCCGAAGCCGGATTGAATGACTTCTGCCGCCGCCTGCTTGATAACTTCGCTGTGATCACAGGACGGGAAACAGGTGGAAGAACCTTGGATGAAGTGTATCAGGAATTCATGCAGTGGAAGTTCGGGGAAAACGCTGTCCGTGACTTCTCGCCGCACACAATGAAGAATATGAAGGTGGCCTATTCCCACCTGTCTGTTCTCCATGACCGTCCGTTGAAGTCGCTGTCCCTGTCCGAGATGCAGACCGCCGTGAATTCCATCACTCAGGGGAAGTATACGGTCACCAGCGCAGTACAGCTGCTTCGGCAGATCTTCAATTATGCGATCCCCCGGGATTATTGCCAGAAGAACTTGGCGCAGTATCTCGTTATTCCAAAACGCCCTGATCATGTCCATCATGACGCTTTCTCGGATGATGAGTTGGACATGCTGTGGCATCATACATCTGATCCGATCATAGCTTTCGTGCTGATCATGTGCTACTCCGGTTTCCGGCTGACAGCTTACGACACGCTGGTTGTCGATCTGGACAGGCTTTGCTTTGTTGGGGGGATAAAGACTGCCGCAAGCAAGGGCAGAACCGTTCCCATGCATTCCGCAATCGTTCCGCTGGTTCGCATGTACGGTGCGCATCCACGGTGTTCTCAGTCAAAGCTCCGTGTGGAAATGTCAAAGCGTCTTCCGGCTGTCGGGGTGCGTTACCTTTCGCCGCACTCCTGCCGTCATACCTTCAGCCGCCTATGCGAAACATACGGCGTGAACGAGAACGACCGAAAAAGGATGCTCGGGCATTCCCTTGGGGACATCACCAACTCCGTCTATGGGCATCGCTCCCTTGATGAGCTGCGCACAGAAATTGAAAAGATTTGTGTCCATCTGCCGGGCTGAGTGTGTCTATGTGTGTCTATCCAACGGTTCCATTTCGTATCTTATCCTTCCGTTTCAGACACGCAAAGAAGCCGCAGACGCTGGTCTTACCCAACGCCCACGGCCTCTGTCATGTTTCCGGGTCACATTCTATGAATGTCAGCTTTTGCGGCGTGTTATCAGGTTTTACAGGCATTTACATGATCATTGTGTCCATGCTGTGTCTTAATCGCCCTAAAAACCGCTTAGAATGCGTTTTATCGCGTTATCGTACATCCTCGGATTTATCGCCTGTAAATCCTTCATAACATCGTCCAGAACAGCCAGTACGTGTTTTAGATCGCTCTTCCGCACGGCGTTCATGAATTCGCTGTCTCCGCTGATTTCCGTATCCGCTATGTGATCCCGGATGATAAAGTATGCCGCCAGCTTCATGCACGTGTTTGCTGACGGATTTGGTGCGCCCATGCACTCCGCTATAGCCTGTGTCAGGTCTTCCGGTGTTATCACAGGCGCACCCCCTTTTTACATCTGCTCGATCTTCTGGATGAACTTCTGAAATTCCTGTCTGGTGCGATCGTCAGGTGCATCTTCCATCAGTCCGCGCAGCTCTGACATCATCTCATCATCGCCGGAACGTCTGGACACATAACGCCCTGTCCGTGCACTTCTTCCACGTGCGCCGGAGTAGTAGCGTCTTCCGCTTCTGCCGTTGTATCCGTTATCATAGCTATAATTTCCGCTTTCGCTGTCCATCATCGCCATTGTGGTCTTGATGGATTTCAGCATGTGCGTCAGCTTGTCCAGATACTCGACATCGCCGCCCGTAAGGTTATCTCCGATCTTTCCGGTAGCTTCAGATATTTTTTCGCTGATGATCTCGCAGAGGTCTTCAAGGTCACTATACAGGTTTCCCATGTCTGCCCCTCCTATGCGATTCTGGTTACTACAAGGTTAGCGTTCTGCACTTCGATTGTCGGGGCGGTTGTATCTCCTCCCGGCACGCTCCGAACAGAAACGCTGAAACAGCATCCTTTCGGCACGGTTATGATTGCCGTGCTCGTCAGGTTGCCATAAACGTCCACAGCTGTCGGTGTATAGATTGCCCGGCTTGTCTGCCGTGTCTCTCCGTTAACGGCAATAGCGATAGCGATTGGCGCAACTGTCCCCCCTGTCGGGATTGCCGCATTGCCGTTAAAGGTTACCTGATACCGTGCAAAGCAAGCCTGAGTGATCCCACGCAGAATAAAAATCCCAGTTCCGTCTTCGTGGAAAACATAGCCATTCCGGCACGGGATAGATGCGTCAAAGATTATCGTTCCGTTAAGGTCAATGTCCTGAACGGCATTCGCAAGATATTCTGCCATGTTACCTCCTTAAGCTACACCGCCGCATCCGCAGCCCTGATTGCCGCATGTAAAAATCGGCTGTCTTCCATATACCGGGGTAGACGGTACAGGGCAGTTATTCAGACGGTTGTACAGCGCATCCACCTCATTCGAGAAACCCTGCTGAATGAATGCGTTCTGTTCCGCCTGAGAAGCCCTGAACGCCGACATGTTCAGCTGGTTCTGCAGTCCAAGGTTTTCGCGCTGAGCCTGTGCAAGCTGTGTCTTCACGCCGTCAAGTTCAAGGGCGCACAGCTTGTCCAGAATCGCCTGTGTGGATCTGGTCTGTGCATCGATGATGTCACGGGTGTTCTGCATAGCCGCTGTGCGGTCTGCGCAGTTTTCCGTGGCGACCGTGTACTTCAGATCAGCTGTTGCCGCCCGGTTATCGCAGCAGCACTGCGCCAGCTGTGTCTGAAGTGCGTTCATTCCGGCTGTCTGTGCGGTCTGTGCCGCGAAAGACCTTTCAAGGTCTGCGATCTGTCCGGTGTAAAGCTGATTCGAAACTGCGTTCTGCGCTCCGTTGATCGTAGCGTTTACGCCAGCGAAACCTCCGCACAGTGCCGTCTGAACATCTCCAAAGCCGGATGTAACTGCGCCCTGAAGATTTCCGATGTTGTAGCCAAGTGCCTGATCTGCGAAACCTCTGGTCATCTGGTTGCTCTGGTTCATCCACGGGTACAGCTCATTGCCGCCGAAACCGCCGCCGAAACCATTTCCCCAGCCGCCGAACATGCAGAACAGGATCAGGATCAGCCACCATGCGCCATCACCGCCAAATCCGAATCCGCCGCCGTTATTGCCATACATCGGGGATACAGGCATCACCATGTTGCTTCCTTCGTCTGTTAATGCCATTGTTTTTCCTTTCCGCCCTTCCGGGCTTTTGATCTATATCAATTCTGCAGATTGATCTGTCTTCCCACCTGCTCCGCCATCTGCCGGAGTTGGTTATACTGCTGTTGACTCATCCTGCCGCTGTTCATCAGGTACTGTATCGCCTGCTGTGGGCTGTTAATCTCTTTCGGCAGGTTCAGCCTTGACAGCACGTTTTGAGGGTTTTGCATCGCCTGCATGATCGCTTGTAGATTCATATCGTTCCTCCAACGCCGTAATCCGCATTTTAAGACTGTCTATTTCGTCAGCTATAGATTTATCCATCCGAACGGCATTAACGCCGTTTTCGGGCTGTTTCTGCGTGCTCTGCGTGTCTTCTTCCTTCACCAGCCTGTACCGTTCAAAAACAGGCTGTTCCAGCGGCGAAAAGCCTTTTGTTTTCGTGTACACGTATGGGGCATTCTCATCCTTGAACGTGATGGAGTTCCCCGGGGCAACCGGATAATTAAACGCTTCTTCGATGCTCCGCACGGATACGAACCCTGTCGCCATCTGTTGCGGCTGTTGCTGATAGTATGGGTACTGATAGCCGTTCATGTAGTATGGCATTTAATCCCTCCACAAAAAGAATATCGGCACTTCTCTGCCGCTGTCCCACGTGTCTATGTAATCGCCGTCAATGACAGCCACGACATGCGTTCCTGTTCCCACGATGTACTTTCCTATGGGGTGATCCTTCGCGAAGTCGGCTATGGTGTAGCAGTCCGGGCATGTGTTGGGGATCACCGCCCGGCTGAAACCCTTCTTGCGCAGGTAATTCATCCAGACATAGTTTTTGTTCCAAAGGTCATGGTTGTTCATGCCCTCTACCGACAAATCCGCATAGACCTTTTCCCAGCTGTACCCCATGACAGCAGCTAATGCACGGATCACACAATCATCCGTCATCTTGCCGTCAGGGTTAATATTCCGCTCAATAAAGCCCATAAAAAAGCCCTCCTGACTATTTCATCATCTCATAGTCAGAAGGGCTGTTAAAGGCTGTTTCCGTGCGTTTTCCGGGCATCTTATGCGCCCAGATAATCCAGTTCATAATCCCTGATTTCTTCTTCCGTCAACCGTCTGGAATAAACCAGAACATTATGATATCTGCCGAAACCTTCACGGCAATCAAGCAAGCCGTTCATCGGCTGACAACCGGGGGCAAACCCCCGGAGTCTCATTCCGTACAAGTACTCGTTCATTTCTTCTTCCTTTCTCCTTAGTAGATGGTGGAGCGTTTCAGTTCGTCCTCGATGTAGCCCCAAAGGCTCTCGAGGTATTCTTCGATCCCACCTTCCGCATCGATCACGGTCTTGATTTCCTGATCGAGGTAGTTCTGTCTCAGTTCTTCCTCAACCGTTTCACGGGTAACCTCAATTCCTGCGTCCTGCAGTCCTGCAATCTCAAGCTTTTCTTTCGCAAGATTTTCTTGATACCGAACAACCCGTCTACGGCTCTTTAATTATCAACGCTGTTGCTCTCGCTCCTTTTGGTAAGCCCCGTATGATATATCAGTGACGGTTTGCTTGGTAGCCGTTTGTGCGCTACGCCTTAGCTCTTGGCTTTGATCCCCCGGTTCTTTCTTCGGGGTTGTTCGGTTCGGTGTAAGGTATATAACTACCTTACATAATAAAGTATACTATTTATCCTTTATTTTGTAAAGCTTTATTTTTACTTTTTGAGAAAAATATTTCCGCTTGTCAGAAACAGCCGTAAATGGTAATCTTTACCATGTAAACAAGGAGGAAACCGAAATGAAAATATCTACTTACATTCGAACCTGTGCGACCGCTCGTGAGATGAATATGACGGAACTTGCCCAGCGCATCGGTAAATCAAAGCAGGGGATGAACCAGAAATTGACTGCCAACTATTTCTCCGTGACAGATCTCCAGCAGATCGCTGACGCGCTGGGCTGTGACCTGTCCGTCCGGTTCATTGACAGGACAACAGGCAAACCGCTGATATAAAAAAGAAAGCCGCTGACCTATTGACCAGTGGCTTTCCTGCCTTTTACAGCTTCACCTCCCTTGCCTCCGGGGCTTTACGCCCCGGCTTCAAGCTGTTTCAAAATTGCTCTGTATCCCTTCGCTGTCGGGATGTACCCATCAGCACCGCCGTAAAATCCTGACCTGTTGTTCCTGCGGATGTATCCGTCTTCCACGTCCTCGGCTATTGCCGTATTGCTTGTATCAGGTCTCAGCATCTCTCCCTTGAGTACGGTCTTTACTGCATCAAGCGTAAGGTTAACTACCGTAAATGTTCTCCGTCTTCCTTCTGTTCTTGCCCTGAATACGTTCACGAATGTATTTGCTGTTTTCATCATTCTTTCCTTTCCGGGCGGCTTTCGCCGCCTTGATTCTTACCTGTTAATGAACTCCCATTCATCAACTTCGGCATCTGTTTTATAACTTGCCCAGATCTTCAGCACCTTATATCCGTTTGCTCTGAGATCTTCAGCGAATTCTGCGTTGCTCCTATAATCATCGTATCTCTTAATGCTCAGGTTTCCGTTTTCTGTTCTTACCAGTGCTGTTCTCATCTTCATTTCTTAATCCTCCCTATGGCTTCCGCACTACTATATCTCCCTTACATTTATTATAATAGCAAAATTATTTTATTTTGTCTATAGATATTTTTACTTTTTGAGAAAAAAATAAAAGCCCCACCAAAGGCAGGGCTTTATGACTCTCTTATAATATTATTTGTATTTGTATTGTCTTTGTCTTTGTCTTTGTCTTTGTCTTTGTCTTAGCCATTTTTGCCATTTCGCATTATGGCAAAAATAGCAAATGCCATCAGATATGCTTCAGCAGGCGTTCTGTCTCCCGGTAAACGATTGTCTTTACCTGCCTGACTGACAGGTCAAATTCTTCCGCCAGCGGCTCATAACATATGCCGTCAACCAGCCGCCGCTTGAGGATGCGCCTGTTGCGCTCGTTCCTGATCCACTCGTTGATGGCAATCTGGATGTCCGTGTTGCTGTATTCTTCAAGGGTCATTTCTTTGATTTTACCCTCCCGGTTCCATGGCAGACGTTACACTGACGGTATCCGGAATTACCGCCTGTTTTCCGCCTGCGCACTTTAACCGTCTGTTTCACCCGTGCCATAAATATCACCCACTCCGGCCACGTATGCCGCACCGTCTCCAGTGTCTACATCCTGCGAAACCTCTATATCCTCAAACTGCATCTCATAGCGTAGCCACGCCAGATTCGAAACGACAAACGCTGTAAAGATAACAATGCAAAGTATCCACAGCCGCTTGATGGTGCGTTCCATGCGTGCCATTTCGCCCTCGAAAAAATAGTATGATACCATTCTCGTTTCCGTCATATCATCACATCCTCGTCAGGTAAGCAGAAGAAACAAAGCCAAAAATACTGCCGTTGATCCTCACGAAATACCATGTTTTTCCGTCCACCGCTTTCACGCTGTCGCACACATCCACAAGATTGCCTTTGTACAGATATGGGTGTGTTTTGATGTTCGGGTATTCCGTTCCGGCGTATGCCCTGACGTTAAGGGCTTCAGCGGTCACTCTAGCTACCCATTTCGGCGTTTCGGACAGTTTGTTGGATACTTTATCGCCTGATGCTGTATCCGGCTGTTTTGGGGCATTCTGTGCGCTGTATCGGGGTCTTGCGTATCCGGCGATCTGCGGGTCATTGTAGGCAATAGTTCTTCGCCCTACTGCATCGTGATAATTTCCCTCGATCGTGGTCACGGTGTTCCCTTCGATATTTTCAACAATGCCGATGTGATCACCTACTCCGTCCGGTTGCCAGTCGAAAACGATAATGTCCCCTCTGACAGGCTTTACTTTGCCCTTCCAGATACCGGCCTGTTTGAACAGCAGTACATGATCATACACTCCGCATTCCGTGCCGCCGATGATTGATACATCTCCGGCAGAAATAAAAGCTGCGGAAAGGGTAACATCGCACCACGGCTTGTCATAGGGCATCCGGTAGCCCCTTGCCAGCGGCTTGTGGCTGTTGTAAATGTCTATGATTGCCCGGTGTGACTGATCCGCTTCTTTTCTGCCGATCCATGATCGGTAAATCTCGATGATCTGATCAGCCGTAACACCGGGCTTCTCTGCGTACTTGTCATAGTACTTTTTCGAGTACTCATATCTCGTTTTCTGGACGGCTTCTCCGGTGTCAGCTGGCATTTCAAACTTCTTCAGGACAACGTCCGATGCCGCCCGGACGCTGGATGCCGTTTTAAGCGCGTTAAACACGGTTTTATAGCTGTTTTTCAGTTCGGACAGTAAATACTCCACCTGTGCGGTTTCATCGCCGATACTGACCTTTTTGGCGCGGCAGAGGTCATACAGCCCTTCCTTTCTCTTCGGGCTAGTCCACTGTGCCAGACCATAGCCGTACTGCTTACCCGGCAGAGGGTGCAAAAATTCTTCCTTCGTGATCGTGCCGTCATCAACGAAAGCTGTATAAGTGGCATCCGTGTATATCTTTCCTTTTTCTTTCAGCCGTTTCAGACACAGCATTTCCACCCTGTTCGGGATCAATCCAGACTCGGCATAAAGGTTTCCCATCAGCCCGGCTGTGCCTGCAGGGGATAAGCCTGCATTAATCAGGTAATCCCATATCTTCTTGTCGTTACTCATAAGCATCTCCCTTCAGGATCATTCCTCTGTCGGTTCAGTCTCAGGCTCAGGCTGTGCCCGTATGGGATAAGCCTGTATTAATCAGGAAATCCCAGATTTTTTTATCATTTGTCATAGTTTACTCCTCAGTTATGAAACAAGACTTTTGATCACCGCATAATACATTTCGCCGATCTTCCGATAACCTGCCTCCGGGTTAACGATCTTAGTCCAGTATTCTCCAGTAGTATCCGTCTCCGGGTCAACGTTTGTCGATGCCTTGACCGCCGCATAAGGAACGCCATTTCTGCGGATATAGTCATACACCTTATATGCAGTCGCACTGCTCCAGTTCCCGATGTTCGTGCCCGGATGGGTGTTGTCCAAGCACAGATATTCTCTCAGGCTGTTATTTTCCGATACCGGAAGGAGAGCAAGCGGAAAATCACGATACAGGTCAACGCACAGATACTGTGGGCAGATGTAGATGTTTTCTTCTTCTCTGCCTTCGTATTCTGCAAGCATCTTGGGGATCGAGTAATTTGCCTCTGAATTTCCATATCCATATGCGTATTTCGTGCCTTGCGTGTAGTTTGCCATCTTAGCAAGTCCACTGCCTTCTTGAATACAAATTACAACCTTGATGCTTTCGCTGTACTCATGGATGGAATCGATCATGGCATCATAGCATGATTTCACTGTTGCCCACGCCTTGCTTGTCTGGTTTGCTCCGTGGTCGATGAAAACAATATCAGGAGCATCACCCAAAGCTGTCACGTACTGGGCAAAGTTGAATTTGTTGTCTCCCTCCATCGATGAGTCATAAAACGGATTTGTTACGCCAGTTCCTAATGTTGCAGACTGGCAGAAGTCAACCACGCTTTTACCTGAGTAGCCTTCTGATTTTGTCGGGTCTGATCCTCTTGTGCCTAAAAATGTCACGCTAAGATAAGAGTCGTCTGCGACAAGTTCATTTATCCGCACACGTTTCCCTGCCGCTTCAGTCTTTGAGTCGCCGATGCAAAGCACCTTTACGGACTGTGTCGATGAGGCTTCCTTCGCCTTAAGGATCAAGCCCATGACCTTTGCATTGACAATCGTTTCACCGTCATATACATATACGTTTATCGATGCTGTTCCTGCCGCCGCTGATTCCGATTTATGTGCTTCTCTCCTGTTTTTCGATGTTCTTTCTGTTGTGATAGTATAATCTTTCAGCCATCCGTTCGGGAGAATGTTTTCGAAGTATACCCATGTCGGGATGCCTACAACTCCGGGTATTGATTTCGGCATAAGCAGTTCTGCGCCTTTTAACTTTTTGGCATACTCTGCGATCCACTTGAAGTCAGAAAGATACAGTTCGTTGGTCAGAGTCACTTCCGGTTTTTGCTTACTCATATCTGAGACAATATAAATCTTCTTTGCCTCAGGATAAGCGGCTTTGAGAGTATCCACATTCACCGTCGCGAGCCTTGTTGTGCTGTCAAACGAAATGAAGGAATATGCGCCGTTTTCTATATTTGAAACAGTTACGCTCTGTAAATTATATTCCACAGGACTGCCGAGCTTTATTACGCTTCCCCACTGATACGCTCTGGTGTTTACATAAAACTTGATCGTCTTAAGAAACTCAAGCCGCATGATTGACAGGAACAGATGATCATTAGCGCTGACTTTATACGTGATCGGGTTTGTATCCTGCAACTGTCCTTTTTCTATAGTCTCCCCAACCATATTCGATGTGGTTGTATATGTCCTGATCTGCCTTGCATCAATGTCTATTGTAATATCACGAATGTCATTCGCTCTGAAATCATCTCTTCTGATCCACCCGGTCACGCCACGTTCTATGGCATCTTCGGAATAATCCTTGGTGTATTTAATCCATTCGTAGCCATGCTTCAGCGTTATGAGAATATTGTCATAAGTAGAAATGGAACTCAGTGTAATAGTACTAATGCCATCCGCATCAGTATACCCCACAACATTTGATGCTCGTACCCCTGCCGTCCATACAATCGTATTCTGACCAACTCCACCATGATCAGTTGCCTTTGGGAAGATAATTTTCGTCACACCTTCCGTGATCAAATCAGCAACACTGAATGTCAGCACATCCTGACCATCCTGATCCGTCAATGGTCCGGGAACTTTTGTTTCGGTGTTAAATCCAGTACATTTCTTATTCTTACTGATCACGACTTGGGGAAGCATTTCGAGTGGATAGCAGTCAAGCTGTAACTGTTTCAGCGCGATTTGTTTTTTGAGTATCGCAACATCATCTACTGTTCCAGACAATTCTTCAGCCGCTTCCTGTGCATCATCAGCATATCCAGATGCTTCAATAGCACTTCCTGCCGCCGCTGTAGCAGATGCAGATGCTTCGGATGCCGCTGTGGTTGCCGTTGTCGCTGAAGCCGCCGCTTCCGTTGCCTTGGTTGTTGCCGTGGTCGCCGCGGTTGTAGCTTCTCCGGCTTTTTCCGTTGCCGTAGCCGCCGCCGTGACAGCTTCGGTTGACTTGTTCGTTGCAGTGGCCGCCGCATTGGTTGCTGTAGATGCCGCAGTTAATGCCGTGTCCGCAGATGTCGCCGCCGCTGATGCTTTGCTGATAGCTGTTGTGGATGCCGCTTCTGCAGCTGTCTTTGCGTCTTCTGCCGTCTCTGCGTATCCTCTTGCCGCCGTTTCTGATGCCGCCGCTTCCTGCGCTACAGTGGCATAGGATGCCATCAGCTCCGCAAACTCCTGTTCCGTGCCTGTGTAGCCGTTTTCAACGGCGTATGCATAGGCCGTTACCGCTCCCAGATCCTTTTCAAACGATCCCATATCACACCGCCTCCATTATCAGATGTCCGTTTTTCAGCCGGAAATCAACATCAACAGCGTCTGTGCGTGTGTAAATCAGTCTGCCGTTGACAATCTCCACGTCCATGTATCCTGCCGCAGATGCCGACATTTCTGCTTCGTGCGCCCAGTTTTCCGCTTCTTCCGCATAACCTTTTGCCGCTTCGGTGGCATCTACGCCGTCATAAACCGTGTAAGTATGCACTCCGGCGGTATCAGTTATGCTGATGCTGTAGCCGTTCTCAATGCGTGTAACTTCCACTGTCGGGCTGTATCCGTCATCGCCTCGGTCACCTTTTTCACCCGGTACGCCCTGTGCCGCAATTCCGGTGTCGATCCATTCTCCGTCCCAGATAAACCAGTGTCCGTTTTCCACCTTCGGGTAATGCTCCACTGCTTCTTCGCATCGATTTACAGCCACGTTCAGCGCAGCTATGGCCTGAGTGACCGCTGACTGCTCCTCCGGCGTGGGGGTATCGTCCTGCATCTGCGGTCGTACCCATACCGGGATCTTCACCATGTACTTTGTTCTGCCGTCCGTTTCACCGTCATGTACGAAAACCCATGCGAAAATCGTCTGTCCGGTCAAGAAAAGGCTGTCAGGGATGGGAACGGTGTTGTCCGTCCCCACCTGTGTGATTGTTTCGCCCTCAAGGCTGTTGGCGAAATGCCCCTCGAATACTTCCGGCAGTTCGATGCCTTCAAAGCGCAGCTTCTGCCCGTAGTCGTACTGCCAGCGATGATCCAGCGTGACCAAATGATTACGCCGTACTACCGCCGTTAAGATGTTGTCGCTCATTTACTCCTCCAGTTCCGGCAGTCCTGCCACGGAAGTCAAAAGGCTGAGAATTCCGGCTACACACGATGCGCTTACCACCATTTTCCAGTCGATCTGCGACATAACTGCCGCCGTTCCAATGGTCGCTACTGCCGTTTGTGCAATCGTCTTCACCGCACGAATTCCTGCCGCTTTCCACCATTTCTTCCAGTCTCTCATCATCTTTTACCTCCGCTTATCACCGCCCAGTCAATAAAGGCGAAAATCAAAAACAGCAATATCAGCAGCTTCATTTCGAATCGTCCTCCAAACCTGTCAGCCGTCTATTTATCCTTGTAATTTCAGCCTGTTGAAGTTCCGTGCGTTCCTCTACCTTATACATGCGGTCAATCAGGCTGTTATGCGCATCTACCTTCTTTTCCAGCTGTTCGATACGGTAGGTGGTCAGCCGATTTGCCGCCATGATGCCAGCAATTGATCCAACAGCTGTTCCGATCAGGGAAAGGAACGCTACTATGATTTCCGGGTTCATCGGCAATCACCCCCATACCACAGTAAAACGGATGTATACGGCAATAACGCTGTTATTATCGGCGTTCCATGCCACGGTAGAACCGCCGCTTGTGCGCTGTAGTGTAAGGTTTAACCCACATGCGCCGGAAAGATTAATATCAACACTCACGTCCGTTGGGTCTGTCTGATTGTAGACGGTCGTGTTGTTTTGCCGTAACTGCAAAGCACCAACCGTTACAGACTGCACCGTCCTTCCCACTCTCACCTTGTTTGTCGGTACTGTGAAAACAACCGATGTACTGCTTGATGTGATGTATCCTGCGCCGTTAAAGGCATACTGCTGACTGCCTGTAGCCACAGACAGGGCGTTCAGTCCGGCTATCAGCGTCTGTGTCCCCGTGTTCAGCGCATAGGTGAAGCCGGAAACCTTTGTTTTGATCCATTCTGCCAGTTTCGCCAGCGTCATTTTTTTCAAGGTAGCTGCGCCACCGCCACCAACCGCAAGCAGATCTGTGTCCTCGGCAGTTGTCTTCTCGTCCAGCTCCGTGATTTTTTTAACCGTGTATTCTGTCGCCATCTCACTCT